GAGTTTAGCTTTGGTTTAAATAAGAAAGAATTGTCTTCGTTTTTAGAGTAATCTTCGACAAAATCTTTTAAAGAATTAAAAGTTCCAGAATTATGAACCCATTGTTTACTTTCATTCTGAACAAGTTGAGCAACAATATCATGAAAAGCCATTTGACGACTCTTTTCATTTCTAAAATCAAAAGAATTAAGAATGTTTTGTACAGCACCATCTCGGTTAAGCTTTACATTTTCTTCTTCGTAAACTTTAAGTTTAGCTTCTAAATCTTTAATTTTTAAATCAGAAGCTTCTTTATATTTACCTTCTTCTTCTAATGCTTTAATTTTAGCATCTTTCTCCTTCTTTTCCAGTTCTGCTGCTTTCTTTAAAGCGTCATCCCTTTCTTTAGACATACGATCCATATTAGATTTCATCTTAGCTAATCTTTGACTAAGTTCATCTTCCATAGGATCAGGAGTTTTAGTTTCTTGTTTCTCTACAGGCTCTTCTGTAGTAACTTCAGATTCATTGGTCTCTTCTACTTTTTCTTCTTCTATTTTTGTTTCTTCACTCATTTTATTTTCCTTTAAGCACAGCTTAATTGTGAGTCACAGACTCGGTTGAATTTACTCTTAATATTACAAATATTAAAAGTTTTATTAAGGACCAATACCATACCAGTCTTGTCCTTGCTTAATAGGTGCTAATATTTCCTTTCGAGTAACCTTATTCTCAGGATTTATTAAACCCAGTCTCTTAGCTTCTTCTAAGAGTTCATTGTAGGTTTTCCTAGACAGACCCCTTCTACGCATTTCACGTAGGGTCTTTTCTATGGTTCTACTTTCTAGTGCATCTGCGTAAATATCACGCAAAGCAGTTTTAGCTCTATTAGCAACAGCAATGTTGGTAAAAAAAGCATCATGTATAGTGGCAGTGTCAGTGTTAGTTCTTCTACCCCACAAATGGAATTGTCTAACTATACTAGCATCGTTAGAGTGATTTCCATTAACTCCGAAACTTATTCCTGCTTTATCAACAGAATTTTTACCCATCAATGCACCATCGAGAGGCTCAGTTTCGTAGATATTCATTATTCTTCGACCACTTTGAGGGTCTCGGAATTCTATTCTTTCTTGAAGTTTAGGTCTATATTTTTGCAAAAGAACTTTATTGTCAAAAGTAACCCAAGGAATATCCACAGATTTACTTTCAGTAACATAAGCTTTTGCTGCCTTCTTCCAGAATTGAATAAACTTGTTTGCTACTGGAGCACGTTCAGAAAGATTTTTAGTCATAATTTCTGATAATTTAGCAAAGTCTTTAGGACCTATAATTCCCCTTTTAACATTAGTTAATTTATTAACAAAGTCTCCAACGTCAGGATGAATTTCCATTGCTTCTTTAAGGAGGGAGCGTCCAGCAGGTTCATTTTTATTAACTAATTCAACTAGCTCTTTTCTAAAAGTAGTTAACTCCTGCACAGTCATATTTGCACCAGATTTTTTAGCTAACTTAATTTTTTCATCTACAAGTCTTAAATTAGGATTTAAACTAGATTTAGTAATAACTAAAAATCCTTTATCATTTAAAATGGGTTTTAATTTATCAGCCACATTAGCAGTTTTAGTTGCTGTTCCAGCTCCATAAAATGAAACCATATTTTGAGCTTTAGCTGCCTTTGCTAAATCTTCCCAAATTAAACCTGAATTTCTTAAAGAAGATATTTTTAAAAATTCTGGATCATTAATAGTATCCATAGCAACTAAATCATAAAGTCTATTTTTTTGATTAGTTGGTAATACATTACTATTAATTGAAATATTTCTATCTCTAGTAGATAATCCTATTATTTGTGCTCCTGAAGAAGAAGCATCGTTTTCGATAGTAAGACTTGTTTTATATTTTTTAAGAAGTTTTATATTTTCAAAATTTCCTTCAACATGACGATGAATTCTAGCATATTCTAGTGCTAAACGAGCCATTTTAGGAACTTCTTTTCCTTCTAACCCTTGAATTAAAGGATGTTCCAAAAACTCTCTAATACGTCTATCTCTTTGACTCTGGGCTAACATTAAATTTCCAAGCTCTAATATTTTGGCTTCATTTCTTTTAAATATAGCTAATCTTCCATTTTGAGTTAAAGCTTCTGTGCCAGGACCTATCATAGCTCCTGTTTGTATTTTTAATTCGTTTAAAACACCTTCATCAATATTTTTAGAAACATCAGAATTAAGAAAAGGTCTAGCAACTTCTCCTTTTGTTGGAGTTAAATATCCTTGATAATAAACACGACCTCTTGAATCAATTATGGCTCTACTACTAAAAGGTTGATTATTTAATCGATGATAACGAATTGTTGCCATCATTCCATAACCGTCTTCACCTCTAGTAATAATTTCTTGCCTAAATTCATTAATAGCATCATAATATTTAGCTCTTCCTCTTGGATCTCTGAATCTAACAACATCGTCCATAAAAGATGCGAATTCATTATCTATTCTATATTTAACGTTCATAGCATGGTTTAACATTTTAACCATGTCTCTATCCATTTGAGAAGGTTCAAATGTACTTCTTCTGTTACTAGAAATAGCTGAAATTCCAGTTTCTTTTCCTCTAGCATCGAAAAAATCTAATTTACCAGCTTTAACATAAAGTTTATCTCTGTTATTAACAATTCCAACACGTTGAGCAATAATAACTTTTCTTTCAGCTTCTTGTAAACGTAATAAACTTTTGTCAACTACTACAACTTCTCTTGAAATTGTTTCTTTATATGCTCCTACTGTTGGTCTACCAGTATCTAGATCAATAGGACTTCTTCTTAATTTACCTCTTAAATTTACTTTAATAACACCTTGATTAACAAGAGATTGTAAAATTCTACTTCCTGTTCTATGATAATCACTTAATGCATGACTACTCCAAGGAAGTATGGTTTTAAAATCTTGAGCAAATTTTTTTCCAATAGTAATAGCCAAAGCATCATAATCTGTTGATTGACCACTAACAATTAATTTAACTGTCTTTGTTAAAGTTTGTAAGGCTTTTTGTTCAACGAGTCTAGAAGAAGGTTTATTACTTGCTCTAAGAAACTCCAAATCAATTATTCTTCTAAGACTTTCTCTTGTACCAGCTATTTTTTGAGTAATCCAAGAATCTGTAGGAAGTTTTTTGTTTTCTTTAATAAACAAATCGTATGCTTTTGACATTATAGGAAATCTTTTTCTTAACCCTTTAATTAAAGTATTTTTATCAGGATAAGTTTTATATAATCCTCTAAAATAAACTCTAAAAGGGGCACGACCTCTTAAATATAAACGTCTAGCTATTTTTGTTCCTTCTTTACTTCGCCAATCATCAATAAATCTTTGATCTTTTAACATATCTCTTTGTAATTGAGCAAGATTATAATATTTACCCATAATTTGAACTTGAGGTGTTCCTTCTTTACTTGTAAGATACTTAGCAAAAAGTTCTGAATCGGCTCTTGAACGTGTATCTAAAAGTCTAGAAACATTTTGAACAGCAAATCTATTTTCTGCTCTAACAACGGCTGCAAAATCTGACCAAGGATTTTTATCATTATTATATCTTTCTAAAACAACTCTTAAATTTTCAACAACAACAGTTTGTTGATTTAAAGAAATTCTATCTTCTAAAGAGTTTGCAACATTTTCTATAAAGTCTTTTTGTTCTCTAGTTAAAGTTTTAGAATTACGCATAAAATCAATTCGTTCTTGATATAGCGTAAAGTTAGGATCATAAATTAAATTATTTTTAACTTCACCAGTCATAGGATCAGTTGAAAAATTTCTCTCGTCAAATTCGTTATTAGCTCTTCGCCTTGAAGCTTGTTTACCAACTAAACTAGTACCTTTAAAATCAGTTAGAGATATGCTCTGACCAATATCAGTAGAATCCGAAGAAAACAAATCAATTAAGTCTTGTTTGTGTTTAGGATTATTTAATAAAGAATTTGGTCTAGCAGCTCCTACTTGAAGTTGAATATCTTTAGAAGTTTGCCTAGTAGGAAATATTGCTGTTGCTTGACTTGCCTTTCTTCTTAAAGCTGCAATAGATAATGCTTTGCCTGCAATATTAGTAAATTGACTAACAGCCAAACCACCTTGTCTAAACAAATCGACCTTTTCAGGAGTTCCTAATATTTTTTGTTGTACACTAGAAGATTGACGAGATAACCATTGACTAAAACTTTCTCTTTTAGGTAAAGTTCCTGTTAAGTTAGTCTTCTTATTTACTTGATCTTTCTTTAATCGAGTAGATTTAGATTTT